CCTCATCGTACCCCCCTTCGTTTCGGTTACTTTATATATGGGGATTTCCAACAGGGTTGTCAATAGGATTTTGTAAAAAAGAAGGGGCTTTAAGCCCCTTCTAAATGCTTCGATGGTTAAGGATTATTCGTCTTCGGTCGTCTCTTCGGTCGCCTCTTCGGCAACCTCTTCGGTCGCCTCTTCGGCAACCTCTTCGGTTGCCTCTTCGACTTCCTCTTCTTCCTCTTCATCCGCGACCGGCGGAGTAGGCGCCCGCGGATCGACGAATTTTACCACTCCCCACCTAACGTTACCTCTAAGCGTGTTCATCCGTTGATGCGGGTGCGCCAGCCACTCTTCAAAGGGAATACCCTCTTCACCGGCATCGATGATCAACTGAAGAGCGTTGTACGATTTCGTTCCGGGCCGGTGGACATTATCCTTCACTGTTGCATAAAGGATAGTGCCATTAAATTTCCCAGAACGACCGCGTCGGCCGGGCTTACCCTTCTTCGGCTTGACTTCCTCTTCGGTCGCCTCTTCGGCTTCCTCAGCTTCCTCAGCTTCCTCTTCGGTCGCCTCTTCGGCTTCCTCAGCTTCCTCTTCGGTCGCCTCTTCGGTAGCCTCTTCGGCTTCCTCAGCTTCCTCGACAACTTCTTCGGTCACCGCTTCGCCTTCCTCAACAGGTTCATACTCTGTAGCCATTGCTTCCTCATTGGCTTGATCATTGACTTCAGTCAGATTGTCATATTCAGCGCGAATAGCTTCATAGCGTCTCACAGCGCTATTTTTGTCGGTCAGCTTCTTGACGCGCGGCCGACCTAGTTCGTCGGCAAGATCATTATACAACGCAGTGATCTGCCGGACCGACAATCCTTCTACGCTGTTCGGGTGTGCTGCTTTTGTCATCTCTCGTTCCCTTCCTATTGTTGGTGTACCTTATATAAGGTTTAGCGACAGCTAGTAAAGCCTTTTTAGTGAAATAAAGTTTCCTTTTTAACGCATAAAAAAATAGAGTGGTTTTCACCACTCTACTCGTTCAGGTAGGCTTCCCAAGCCCGATTGATTGCAGTTCCTTCATCTCGGATTGGCAGTTCAATAATGTACCAGAACTGCAGCCTACCAAGGATGATATAGACCAGAAATTTATCCATTCCGTTCCCCCTCTACTTAAGAGCATCGATTGAGAATGCGACATTATGTTCAACCCAATAGGTTTCCCACGCTGCCATCATTCTGTCGCGCTTCGCTCTTTCGTGGGAAGCAAACTTGGCCATCCAAGTCGCCTCATGCCAGTGTTCTTCTGAGTTGTGGAACCTGGTCGCCAGGGTCTCAACCCATTCCGCCGGTGCCAGCACCAGGCGGATCGCCAGTTCATCGCACCACGCATGCCACGTAGTTGTCGGATTAGTCTTTGGAGCTTCGGTTGCCTTAACAACCTTAATATCCAACGCTTCCGGCAGCAGCGTCTTAGCGATGGCGTAAGCGGTGTCGTGGTTTTCCGTCTGGGCTGTCACGACCTTAGTCCTCATGATCCTCATGACAGCCCTCCATCGGCTATGCTGTAGCAACGATCAACAGAAGCGCTGCAACAGCGATTAGAATTCTGAGACCATGCTTCACATGATCCCAATCGTCCACAGATCGCTCAGTATGAAATGCGGGATTTTCCTTCGCGCATTTCGTCTCACCGAGAATGACCTGCATTTTACCCTCCCTCATTGGAAAGCTCGATATTGATGCCGCCGGCCGGAGTCGAACCAGCTTGCCTTTTAAGCGTCACGCACCCTTGGCAGGGACAGCCCGGCTGTCTTTTCGCGTGGCAGCGGCATGAATATCAAGCCTTTCGGGGGAGAAGCGGCGTAGCTGGATAAGCCAGCGTGGGACATTCCGCCCGGACCCGCCTCGTCTCGCACACTGCCTCGATATTCCCAAAGGGAACCTCATCCGGCTACGCTGGCTTGTCTAGCTTCGCCGCTTCCGTCCGTCTTCACTTTTCCAAGAACCCTAGGTCTCTCGACCCTATACTATATATATGGGGATTACCCACATCATTTTCAAGGGTTTTCGACAGGGTTTTCGGAAACTTTCGACCGAAGCGCGGCGTTGAGCGCGATGGCTCAACTAGCCCCCTAACCTCGCACCTAAGAGAGTTTTTTCCAACTCTTGGGGAAGCCGACTTGCTAACTAGGGCGAACGAGGTCAAGTACCCTAGCCACTCCGATCTATGAAGCTTCAGATTTTGGCCTACTTTGGCCAAGGGGCTTAATCCTTGCCTTCGATCTGGTCTCTCACCAGATTGTTGATTTTAGGGCTTTTCGCCGATCTTTCCGGGTCTTCCCGACCCTGTATCTTATATATGGGTATATCCGACAGAGTTGTCAATGGGTTTCCAACATCTTTCGGCGGAATTTTCGAAGCCCTAGGAAGCCCATACGCGCGCGTATTATAAGGTCAAGGTATGCTTACAGCGGCCTTACCCCATTTGCTCGCGTATGAGCTTCTGAGGGCCGGGAACAGGCATTTGGGCAAAAAAGAAGGGGCTGAAAAGCCCCTTTAGTCATTTGGAAGCCTCACTTTCGGCTTCCCATCCCGGCCAACCATCCTGCTATAGAAGCCGGCCTTTCTTAGAGTATAGAACCCATGGCCGATGGCCTCAGGGATTTCCGTCACGTCCCCAACCCATTCCCATCGCGTCCAACGATAGCCATAGCGGGGATCATGGAACTGTGAGCGCTTATAGACGCCCATATCCTCACCGATAGCGGCTTCCACCTTCTCATGAACGCCACCTTCATAGACTGCCAGCGCTTTCATCGTCCCCTCCATTACATCGCCGCCTTAGCGATGATTTCTTCACCCTTAACCAGAAGGATATAAGGCTTTCCGTTATGATCCTTCCTGACTTCCAGGCCGGCTCCCTCATGCTCTATGACCAGATAACCTAACATACCGATAGGGTCTTTGCCAGCAATCCCCATTGAGCCGAGAAGCTTGATTGCCTGTGACCGATTGATCCTCATCGTTCCCTCCATATCCTGTACCTTATATATGGGCATTCCAACAGGATTGTCAATAGGGCGGCGCCGGATAAAAAAGTTTTCTTCGGTTGTTGGAAACCTGTTGACAACGTTGTGAACATCCCCATATATGATAGGAAAGACAAACGTAGCGGGTTGGAGGGAAAGATGCCGCGGATCGTCAAGAAAGAGCTTCATACTCGGTTTCACGAGATGCGCGAAGTTGGCGACAATGTCAATGAGACTAGGGATTGTGCGATCATTGCAGTCGCCGCAGTGACTGGTACCTCTTATGAGGCGGTTCGCGAGTTGATGAAGAAGCATGGTCGGAAAGACCGCAAGGGTACTCCGATGGATATCACCCACAACGTCCTGAAGGAACTTGGGTATGACGGCAGATACGTCAATCCCGAAGACTTCATCCGCGAGTACCCTAAGCCGCACCATAAGCTCAAGAATGTGACTTCGCACCATCCAGATAGGTTCCCCAAGGTGTGGAAAAACGGGAAGACCTATTTGATCCGTAGCCAAAGGCACATTCTGGCGGTTATCAACGGTCACGTCGTCGATTGGTCGCGGAACAACGCTCTCAGGGCAATCAGCATCTTGGAGGTTCGGAAACGCTAAAAAAACTTTTTTAAGGGTCTGGGGCTTAAAAAATTAGCTTCGGACCCTTATATCGAAGATGTATGAAACCCGAACCGACATGGAGGAACGATGAGACGCAATCTCAAACAAGCCAAGCTCAGAGAAGACTTTATCGAGAAATGGCTTGAAGCTTGCGATAAAGAATTTTTCAGAGAAAAACCGAATACTGACTGCACCATTATGCATCATCTACTAAATGAAGCTAAAAGTGGGAATACGATAGTTTACAAGAAGGAAATCTTAAAGCACTGCGAAGGGCTAAGAAGCCCAGAAGGTCTTTGTAATGCTTGGAGAGCGCTATTTAACACAAGGGAGAAAAATCTAGAAGAGTTGCAGGGGAGCAAGCTCGATAATGCATGGGAGCGATTTCATCCTTGGCTAATCCCGGTAGATGAAGATTAGTCTAAGACAACTCGGGCATCTGCAAAGATGCCCATCCTTATGAAGGGGGGAAGGAACGATGCAAGACCTAGACCAAATCCTGGAATGGAACGTGCCAAAATTCCAACTGGCAAAGCAACTGCCTATCGGAATTTGCGTCAAGAAGGCGACTGTGGTCGCCTTCTATCAGAAGGATGGCGTGGAAACTCAATATAACGTCACCTATGAACTGAAGAGGAACTGACTATGAAACGGATGAAGATCATCTTAGAAATGCCGCTGGATAAGCTGCACGAGTTCTTCGGCAACGATCTGCATGACTATCTAGTTGATGTGCAGGAAATCGGAGAAGTTCCACCAAAGACTGAAGCGAAGCAGGAAATTTCTGCCGACGTGCAGCCAGTAACAGAGAAGAAGGAAGAAAAGGAACTTCCGCCGAGAAATGTTCCAGAGATTGGTAAAATGACAAGATACCAATGGCTCATTCTGTGTAAAATCGTAGAGAGCAAGAAAGCTGTTTACGCCTATGATCTAAAACATTTCTTCCCTAGCGATAGTGGACATCAATACTCTATTATCCGCAGCTTAGAAAGAAAGGGGCTGATCAGGGGAGATCGAGCGAAACGAGAGCAAAGTTTCTGGGCGACACCGAGAGGGGAGGATTGTTATCTGAGATCGGGGAAATCTTTGGTACAAATCCAAGAAATGTCTAAAGATAATCCGTTCTTTTCCCAGAAGGGAGTGCGCGGGAAAGATAATTTAAATCGATAAAAACTAACTAAAAACTCTCGTAAGAGTTACAGCCCGGTCAGAAGGCCGGGCTTTTTTATTAAAACGAAATAAAATTTCGTCTATCGAACTCAAAAATCGATAGGATTATATGCTGATTATATTCCTAGACCATTGATTTATATGAATTCTTTAACTAGAAAACGAGACTCTTCCGATTGGTTCAATTTATCCAAAAGATCATAAGGTGAACGTTTGGTCCGAAAAGTTCCAAAAACAGGTTCCAGTAGGGCAGATTTCCCCTTTAGGCCAAAATTAGGTTTTTACCCTCTTCTTCCTTTCTTAAGACTCTATTCCTATTATAAGTACAAACAGAGTAAGAATAATCCTAATAATAGGACTAGGAATGGAACCTAATTTTGGCATAAAGAGGGAATAAGAGCCACTGGAACCTGTTTTTGGAACCTGGAATAAGGTAGAAAATCATATCAACAACTCACCTCGATAAAAAAATCTTTTTATGCGGAACCGAATGGCTATATTACCTGAGATGGCCAATGGTGCGATTACCATGAGGGTTTGTTGTGAAGATTAAATTTGACGGAAAAACAGCAAAAGCAAATATCACAATGTGCGCAGCTTTTGCTGCTGTTCTACCACGCATGGAAGGTCGGCGCCGATGGACAGCAGATGGTTGGTTCGCTTTCGAAGCAAGTGAGCATAATGTAGCACTCATAAAAGAAGCTTTCCCAGACATTAACATTGAAAGGAAGCCAGAAGAAGAGCCTGAACCAATCCCCCGGCCCGGCAGATATACTTACAAAACCCGACCACTCTGGTATCAGAAGGAAGCTCTTAAACGCTGCCTCCATGCTCGCGTCTTTGCCCTCTTCATGGTGCAGGGGAGCGGCAAGTCGAAAGTTGCAATCGACAAGGTTGGCTATAATTGGTACAAAGGAAAGATTAATGCTTGTGTAGTATTAACCAAGAAAGGTGTTCATCGCCAGTGGGCCGAGAACCAATTTCCACAGCATCTAGGCGGAGATATTCCAACAGCAATATATTGTTGGGGTAATCATAATAAATGGCAGAAGGCTATTTTCGATGAAGACCGGCTGTGTATTCTTTGTATGAATTGGGATGCCATCAAAACCGATTCAGGCATGGAGCTTCTTAACCAATTCCTGGATTTTCACGGATATTACAGGACAATTATCATAGGAGATGAAAGCCAGCATATAATGAACGTGTCATCTCAAAGATGGAAGGCTGCAGATCATATTGGCAAGAAAGCTCACCAAAAGATCATTCTTACAGGAACGCCAATAGGTAAAAGCCTGGAAAATGAATGGGCGCAGTTTAAATGGCTTGACCCTTCTATTATCGGGATAAATTACATTTCGTCGTTTAGATCGGAATATTGTATCATGGGCGGATTTGAAATGCGCCAAGTCATTTCTCATAGGAATGTAGATAAATTCAGGGAAAAGGTCGATCCTTTCGCCTTTTATTTAGGCAAGGATGATCTTGGTCTCCCGCCTATATTCCAAGAAGAATTTACATTCCATTTATCCAAGCTCCAGAAACAAAAGATCAAGGATTTCAAGGAAGAATTGATATCGATGATCAACAATCAAGAAATTGAAGCTGTTAACCCAATGGTGGCAGTCAATAAACTTCAACAGATTAGCTCGGGATTCGTGTATGATAATGATGGAAAAATTCAGGAGTTGTTTTCAAATCCGAAGAAAAATCCGAGATTGGAAGCTTGCCTTGATGTGATCAATGCTTCCAACATGAAGAAATTTGTCATTTGGTGTAAGTTCAAATATGATGTCCAATTGCTTAAAAGGGTTCTCGGTGATGCCGCTGTTACTTATTATAGCGGTAATTCCCCACAGCAAAATGAGGAATCAAAAAAAGTCTTTCTTGACATGGGAAACAATATTACTTACTTTATAGCAACTCCGGCATCGGCTGGAACAGGGCAAAATTTACAGGGTCCAGATCGTCATGTGATCTATTACTCGCACACAGACAACGCCATTGACTTCTGGCAGTCAAGGGACAGGACTCACAGAATTGGCGTAGATTACTCTGTCCCATATACTTACATAATTGGAATAGGGTCTGAAGACAGAAATGTAATGCGGCGGACCTTGAAGAAAGAAAGTATCCATAATATGGCTACACAAGACCTCAAGGAATGGCTGAAAGAAAGCGATGAAACGCCACTCACTGACCTGTTTGAAGTTGGTCAACCTAGTGAAGATGATGAAATGAGGAATGCACTAAACTATGGCGACTTATAAATACACCCCGGCAGAAAGAAGAATCATTGATTTTGTTAGCAGAAAAACCGAAGAAGGGGAAACTGCTAGCATTGATGATATAATCAACGATGTTTATCCATTCTTGCGCAAAGCCCCGAAACATCCTCGCGGGTCAATTGCAGCGATAATCCGAAATCTAATACCTAGGATGATACTTAATGGAGATCAGCCCATAAAACGTGTTTCTAAGTTGGGACCGAGAAACCGGGCTGAATATGTTATTTCTGATTAAAAAGCTTTTTTATAAATCTCCGATCCCCATATACCGGATAGTAAAGGATTGGAGGTTCGATCATGACAACGCTCGTAGAATACATCTCTGCGAAAATCAACAGCGAAATCTATGATCATTCCAGCTTAACGGAATGTAAACATCGGTATCCTGATCCCGAGACTGATGCCTACCGCTGTTGGTTAAGAAAAAAGACGAATGATCCTATCACGCTGCTGAATTGCCAAAAAGACATCAGCCCTTGGTCGCAACCCACATACCGGGATTATGTGGATGAAGCGGATAAATGGAGGTATTACGTTGTTTGAAAGCGATCTAGAACGTCTTATGAAAATGCTCGGCTTCGGGATGGTAATGTTCCTTTACTTCCTGATCTGTGTCCTTATCGGCTTTGGAGTAATCTGATGGGTGAATATCGCGACGGCAGGAAAAAGAGAGATATTATAAATGCTCTCATCGAAAATCCAAATGTTTCTAATGCCGAAATAGCGAGAAGAGTGGACACGACTAAATCTTATGTATCGAGGGTGAGGATTGATACCGGGTTCGAACCCAGACAGGAAAAGATTTCTGGCGAATCGATCAAAATGAAGGTTGTTCGTTTCGCTGATGTTGAAATGCAGAAGCCTGTAGAACAGAGGAAAAATATCAAGCAAATATCTGAAGAAATCGGATGTTCTTATAGGTATTGTGCATCTCTTATAGAGGAACTGTGTCCTGATTTCAATTCTCTGTCCACTATGATGGTCAGAAAAGTGAATGCCAGGGCTACTGTTTCAGTTGGTATTTATATTGATGATGAAATGTTCAGTCATCTTGATGGGGAGGCGAAAGAAAGAAATTTGAAGTTTGCGACTATATTAAGAGAAATAATTGAGGAAAGTTTGGAAGAAAAGTTTGGGTATAAAGATAGATTTTATACATGCAAACAAGAAGAATATCAGCCAAATAGAAGGATTTACAGGGAGAAGAGAAGGAAATTCCCAATCTTGGTTTACACAAGATTGACAGAGGATCAAACTGTCTTTCTTGATAAAATGAGTTATTACAATAAAGGTAAGCGAGAAATCCAGAACCGCCAAAAAACCATTCGCAACCTAATAAGGGCAAGGTATGGTCTTCCTATCGACATGTCATCTAGAGGGAGAGAGCACAATGGAGACAAACAGCTTGGCACGAAATATCCTGGAAAAGGTCAAGGGAATGCTAAGAAAGCAGCATGACAACGAATTCCCCTATTACATGGGGGAATATCCTGCACTTGGTAACGCGAAAATTCGCTTTACCGATCCCATGAGGCACAGGGCTAATATGCTCTATGGTCCTAATTCTGACCCCACTCCGAGAGTTTATGATTGGGAGGCGATGCTATGAGCGTTGACAACCTCGCTGCCAAATACCTTAAAGATTGCCACATGGGCAAGGTCTTTAAGGACTTTGGTCAGGCTGTAAACGAAGAGCTTGAGACCTGCATCTCGGAAAGAGATACAGTAATCATTTGTTTAGCTCTAGCTCTTGGGCAAAAGTGCGATCCCTGCATCGAATTCTGGCTTCGGCGGGCAATTGAGCATATGATCCCGGAAAGCTCATTGCGGGATGTTCTGGCGCTCAATGTCAAGATGGGTGGCGGACCAGGAATGATGTATTCCGCTAAAGCGTGGGATATTTACACCGATCTTAAGCCCAAATATGATACGACACTCAGACGCTGGAAAACTTGACTCGCTAGGAAGCCCATACGCGAGCAACAACGCCTTTCTAGGATACCAAGTGCCTAGAAGGGCATTTGCTTGCATATGGCCACGGAAACGCGGGGAACAGCTATGACCTGCCCAATTGGGCATTTTGACCTATCTACCGAGCATCGAAGGATTCTTTTCAATGCCTTGGCGTGGAATCCGAACGATGGTACATTCAACAGGGATTTTTACGTCTTAACCGATCCCAATGACCCTAACAGGGTCACGGTTCGTGATCTTGTTGATAAAAAGATATTCAAGGAAATTGATGCTGGAATGGTGAAATTTTACAAAGTCACCAAATATGGTAAATCTGTAGCCAGAAGGCTTGTTGATCTTGGATATAAGAGGCGTTACCACCCGGATCATCTTTCTCCCCAAAGGAAGGTGAAATCCTTTGGGGAGCGCTAATTATTCGCTACAACGAAGGCGATAAGCTTCTTCCACGAGCGCGTTATATCGCTCGGGGATTTCATCATCGGCATGCGTTAGGACATGATCGTAAACGTCGCACATATCGACGTTCTCGTCTAAACCATTACAGGCCGCTCGTTGGGCGCCAGTCCAAGCCAACACGCGAACGAGCGAAGCATCCTCATCTAGCTTCATCACGCCAGCGGTAGCAACCGCGCATCGATACTCCCTTGGGACGTATCGATCCATTTCTTGCTGAATGTGGATTGCTAGGTTTTCGACGTGAGACGGAATTCCATCAATCTTGTCACAACCAGCAAAGGTAACAGCTACCGCGAGCGCTGCGGCAGCGCCAGTTAGAAGAATTGCTCTCATTGCATCCCCACAGTTTCGAGAAGCTTCATGGCGAATTCCATGGCTGCTTCCGGTGCGAACCCGAATACAGCGCCACCACCAACAGCAACTGCCGCGATGACGACGCCAGCGATCTGACGCTTGGTCTTTCTCTGCATGATACACCCACTATTTAGGTTAAGAAAAGTTTACTTTATAAAACCTGAAAATAAAACTCCAAAATTGATACAATCCCAACGATTATAGGTCCAGCAACTGCTATAACCTTGAGCGTCCAATTCTGTACAGCTTTCCTTCTCTCCATATCATCATGAATAACACTTAATCTATTAAGAACATCCTTCTGGAAAGCCTTATCATCTTTGGTATTTTCAGAGACGCGATTTTCCAGTGCTGTTAGGCGACCATTAAGATCGCCCAGCATTGAGATTATGTTGAAGTCATCGTTGTTGAACTCAGATGACATGACTAGGTTTTTCCAAGCCTTTGGAACATAAACGCCACATCATTTCTAGTGGAAATCCCTTGGGAATATCCTGTAGTTGATGCCGTCTGAACGAATTTTACCCTTGCTGATGCTGTAGCTCTAACATCAACCACGCCGAAAGCACTAGCGCTTTGATCATCAGTACCAGTTGCAGTACAGATAGAAATATCATTCCAAGTGCTACCGCCATCTTGAGAAAGTTGTGCGCTCAAAGCAGCTAATCCCGCTGCTTTAAATCTTGTCATATGGTCAACGCGCCACTTTCCTGTAGTTGGGAAAGTGAATACGCCAGAACTAAAAGTCATGCTTGAGCTAGTGCTTTCAGTCACATGACTAACATTTGCTGAAATTGTTTGGCTACCACTAGTGAACGATGTAAGTCTCCATACATCAAAGATATTAGAATCATCAACATATTCTTTAATCATGTTGTACGAACGAAAGACTTCCTCCCAATCAGAACCGTTCCGTTTCAGTAACAAGAATTTCCTCGTATCATCCAAGGAAACATCTTCGCTGTTCATCAAGCTAATCTGGCCTGCGCCGCCGGATTGGTGCTTTACAACTACAGTTCTAGCGGCATCCTCTGCCTGAATAAGAAGAAGGCGCCCATCAGGATGATTAGTTGTTGCAATATTGGTTAAATCATCCGAAGAAGCATCACTCTCGGTGTCAATTGTATGCGAGGCGCCGGTCGGAGTAACCGAGCCAGAAGAAATTGTTAATTCAGATTCGGCAGCACCGCCAAGAAGCTCTTCAATCACATCAATGATAGGACCGAAGAAGGAAGTCTTCATTTCGCCTTCATTTCGGGCGGAATCAAGATATGTGATCGCGGGAAGGGTGGTCATGTCATCACTCCTTGATTACAACTTGGCTGCTTCTTTGAAGAACCTATCGGCTTGTTCATCATCAATATCGAGTTTTTCGAGAAGCGTTTCCAGCAATGAATCGTGCCTGTGTAATTCTGTCATAGTAAGTATTGTGACGCGAGCTTTTACCAATTGCTTACCAGAAAGTACAGACCCTACAGCATTTCTCAAAATGGCTGGAATGGAATTCCTAGCGGCTAAATCTTCAGCCTCTTGCTCGGTAAACCAGCCCCTGCTGTATGCTTCTAGGATAAACTGGCGAAATGTGATGATTTCTTCATTTCCTACAGATGTACCATTATTATCACTTGGCTTAATGACAAGCTCCCAGCGATAACCATTCCAATATTGAATTTCCCCCGGCCCTGCTTCTGGCGGTTCTTCCTCAACTGCACCGGCAGGGATTAGGAATTTTCCAGGTTCAAGCGGTGACTCATCAGCTTCGACCGGGCGGACATAGTAGCCATCAGGGTCGGTTTGGTAAACGATCATCTTTCCACCTAGTATTTGATACAAGCTAAGACTGCGACGTTTCGCGGCCTATTCTCTGTTCCGTCACCGGCATTACTTACTGTGATTGTATGGTTGTGGGTGTCGCCACTTATGGAATGCGTATGATTTACACTATTATTGCCTGTGGTAAATGTATGAGTATGAGCGCCGGCTGAATCTGTAGTCATTTCGCCTAAAGTATTGCTCCCTGAATTTGTATAACCATCACCATTGTCATATGCATCTGGTTGATTAAGGTTTGTTCCATGGGTATGAGCGCCATTGCTGCTTGTAGTACCGCTGTGTGTGTGATTAGCGCTTTGGGTTCCAGTTGCGCCGCCGTGATCATGGGAATCATTGCCAGATGATGCAGAGTGATTGTGTGTCGCTAATGATTGCCCTTGACTTGAAGCGAAAGCCCGCCCGGAATCAACCCCGCGACCATCGTCGTAACCTCTTACGAATTCACCGCGAAGATCAGGAACATTAAATGTTGTTGATCCGTCGCCCGATCCCCAAGTGGTTCCGATTGCAGAGAAAAGGTCTGCATAGGTTGTCCGAGAAACTGCGGCGCCGTTGCATTTCAAATAACCGCTTGGTGCAGAAGTGCTACCAGCCCACCAAATAACAGTACCGGCCGGAACCGCGGCAGTGCCTACAACTTTGTCCGTGTGAACTTCTTCAGAATAAATCTTAGCCCATCTTTTGGAGCTAGACCCGAAGCTTAATTCATCTGTTACTTCTGGTAGAATTGAGCTTACAATAGTGCTCGAAAATGTAATAGAACCGGAAAATTGCGTGCTGGCTTGGAATATATTTTGGCCAGTAAATGTATTACTAGCTGATTCAGTTATGGACTCATTACGAAAAACTTCGATCCAATCAGTACCATCTCTCATCAATAACAGGAATTTCTTGGTTGTATCAAGATCAAAGTCATTTCCATCAAATGTTGTTATCTGGCCAGCGCCACCCGACTGATGCTTAACTACAACTGTTCTAGAACCATTCTCCGCCCGAATTAGTAACAATCGACCTTCTGGATGGTTTGTAGTATCAATGGCAGTAAGATTGTCGCTAGCTGCATCGCCTTCAGTATCAACAGAATGGGCTGCGGCAGTTGGTGTAATCGATCCTGAAGAAATTGTAAGTTCAGATTCAGCAGAACCACCTAGCAATTCCTCAACCACATCAATGATAGGGCCGAAGAAAGAGTTCTTCATTTCACCTTGATTTCTAGCCGAATCAAGGTATGTGATCGCTGGAAGGGTTGTCATTCTAGATATCCCTGTATTCTAGCATCTACCGTTGCCGACACTGTTGACCCTGAAATATCGAAAGCTTTTACCAATGGTCCTGTGGTTTCCTTATCGAAGACGCGCACAGTAGCTGCAGAACCACCATCATCCTGCAAGGTTATATTAACCACTTTTATATTGGCAAACGATTTAGTAACGGGAAGTCTGGTTCCGCCGGCAGCAATAGAAACATCTTCAAGAGCTTCTTCTGAATCTTCAACATCCAGCTGAACGCTGAATTCTCTAAGGGTAGTCAGGTCAGAACCAGCCGGTACAAACAGTCTTATCCTATATGGTTGGCCAGTGGCTTCGAATTTTCCCGGAATACGCTGCCAAACGGTTGGATTGCTGGCTGTCCACCAAACATCATCGTCATCATCAGTCCATATTTCATAAGAATCATCATCAGTCCAAATAGCATCACCTTCAGCACCGCCCCAATACGTGGTGTCATCATTACCTTCCCAATGATCAATATTGTCATTACCAAACCAAATTGTCGTTGGGAATTCTTCAGATACACCAATTGTGTAACCATTAGGGGCTGTAATATCCAAATCAACGATAATGTTTCCTTCACGAGAAGGCGTGTAATCTACAATATACCTCATTTTTTCATAATGGGTAGTCCAAGTATCTGATCCAGCCTGACCTTTCCAGATGACATGATCACTTTCAGCCAGCCACCATGAACCGCTGCTATCAGCAACTAGTGTACTAGAAGTAACTGTACAATTTAGTTTGTCCCCGGCAAATCCCGGATGATAATCGGTCTCTTCAACTACATTCTCAACCAGAACATTACCAAGATTACGAACAATTGTGGCTGGATTTTCTGATTCATTACCAACAATATCGACCGCTTTGATCATTATCGTTTGGATACCCTTTGGAACGGTATCCAGCGAGAACGGCGGACCTGTAATTAAATTGGAGTGTAATTCTTCAGCGTTAGACCAAACAGAATAGCTCCCGTTATGATATTTCAAACGGAAGCCAGCAAGGTCGCGCGGTGGATTGGGATATTCCCAATTAAGAGAATTTCCTTGGATGTAAAATGAACTCACATCATCAGGAAGTGTTGCAAATCCAACAACTTCGTGCTCATAAACAACGCTCCAATTAGAAACAAGTCCTTCTCTAGAGCGCGTGCGAATTCTTATGTCATATAAACTGCCTTCATCAACCTCTCTAAAAGTTAGCACTCCAACAGCATCATTTACAGAAACGATAGGCAACCAGAAATCATCACCGTTTCTACGGATTTGCCCTTGGACTTCAGAAACAATAGTTTCGAACCCAGAAGGAATGGAGAATGAAACCTTAATTGTTGGAATAAGCTCGCCAGATTTTCTTCTGATGAGAGCTTCCTCATCAGATTTGATGTAATTAATTAGAGGAATTGGCGGGGGAATATCGCCTGACGGACTTGTAATTTTACTTTGATATGCAGGGATTGGCTTATTATCAGCAGCAAAAACAGCCGGTGCATAGTCAACAAGAGTTAATCTAGCGGAAAGATCAGGTCCAGGATCAACTGATTTAACCAGAAGTTCTACAGTCTCATTGGATGATTCACCATAAGCAGCAAGATTTCCGACTGAGGGTCCGCTTGATGTATCAATTGCCGAATCGAAAGTGAATGTATCACTTTCCCCGGCCGACGTTGTTAGCGTTCTTACTAATGTAGAGCCATCATCAAGTTGGAAACGTAGAGCATAAGTCTTGGCAGCTTCCATTGTTAGAAGTTCATCTAGAACCACGCCTGTTGTGGTAGTGCTAGATGTTACAAGTTCCTTAACTCTGCCACTTCCTAAGCCAAACAGGGCAACAGAGTGATTGAGCCGCACCAAATCTCCGCGAGTAACAATCACATTTCTAAATGTTGTATTGAGAGTATATTCGCCAAGTCTTAGAGAAAGCTCGGCAAGCCTGTGCCTTGTAAGCTTGTGAATTTGATTTGGATTTGTTACCCCGAAGAATTCAAGATCGCGAAGCTCTGTAGCATTACTAGCATTGTAACCATCAGCGTAAATTGTAACTTCATCTTCTTGATAATCTGCATTTTCATTGTTGAAGTTTACTCTGAAGCCATGAACTGGCTCGATATAAGTGTGTTTCCCTTTAAATCCCCAAGAATTACGCTCGCTGAATAGCTGAGCAACATCAGTTTTCTCTTTATCAATCGCCACACCCCATTTGCCATCCTTATTGATGGGCATAGCTCGGCCAGCTTGACCTAAATCTTTTAGGACATCAAAAATGGATGTGGCAAAATCAATTACGCCATTGAATTCAAACCCTTTTTCATCACAGTATTCAGCCCATTCTTGAATACTTATCAAATCAAGTCTGTCGTCATCCAGCGGAAATGGGTTTGCCGGCCCTTGAAGAACATACCTGAAAAGACTAGCTGGATTTCGGGTTGCCTGCTTTGTCCAAATCAAACCTGTCCAATCAAGACATTTCAACTGAATTAAGCCATTGATAGTATCAACAATACCATTAAGCTGGTCGCTGGCTTTAATTCGAATAACACTAGCAGCAATGTTTGATTCTTGTATAGGGTCTTCATTCTTGAATGATCTAAGAGCTGTCCAATAAGGTGTCCATGCGACCCTAGCGCTATCGGTATATCCATCATGAAGCCGAACGCGAACCTCATATTGGCCGCGTGTCAGATTGCGAGCAAATAGGGAACGCCTAATTGTATCGCCAGTATCTGTTGAAATTTTGATAGGATCAAATGATGTCCAAGTAGCTGCACCAACTCTACGATATTCAGCATCAACATGAACAAAATAATTAGAAGTTCCGCCATCATCATCGAATTGCCTGATGCCTTCTGGCCATGTAATATCTAAAGTGAATTCGTCAGTATCGTTGGATGTACGTCTAGTGTGCCATGTAAGCTCTTCATCAAGCTTAATTGACAAATCTTCTTGAACAACCGTATTTGGAAATAAGGTAAGATCATTACTTCCAGACCCATCCCTACTTTCTACAAGTACATCCGAGAATGATTCTGCTAAAGTGTCGCCAATCTTAATATCTTGAATATCATATTCACCAACACCCCAAACCACCAAAACACGTAAATATTGGTCATCGCCGATGATTTCTGTATATGGTTTTGCCCCATAAGCCGGGATTACTCTATGTTTACCAAGGACAACAGGTACTGGCTCAAACGGACGAAGTTGATTTCTTGCGCCAGATAGCGTTGGGCTTCTTTCCCCAGCCTCTGCAGTCTTGGCAGAAATGCTCCTTGCGCCCGGTGATATGGACATCTTCGGTTTATTTACTGGAACAATAGCATTGAATAAATAACCAACAGCAGTGGTTACAACAGCGCCAATAATCCCCGAGACAATCGGACCTAAAGCGGCAATGGCAGGGATAGAGGCGACCGCGGCACCGGCAGCTGAGGCAGCTATAGCCCCGATTACTGCAACTGCCGGACCTTTAGGGTAAGCCCGCATGATGATGCGGGTTTCTGCTTTTGGTCTTATAGAGTTAAATTTGTCTTCTGGTATGATCCAGACTTTATTGTTCTTTTCTAAAGCTATATTTACATGTCGTCTTAATTCAGGCCTTGGCTGGATTTCCTCAAGCATTTCCTGCAGAGATAAACCAACAGGAAAATATCGCTCAATCCTTTCTTCACGAAACGGATGTGGACGCGCAATTACACGAACAAGACCTTCGCCAGGAGCAAGAATTTCCTGCTTACTATATGGAACAGGAAGGTTCATCTCGGTGTATATCGACCTATCATTTCGAGGCGATCAATCCATCTAACCCCATGATGGCGGTTATAGAGATTGACGATTACTGTATCAATCCCTTTATGGACATGGATCATCCGAGTTTTGTCAAGCAAAAGTCCGATATGGCCGGGGTATCCATCAGCATATTTCATTAGAATGAGATCGCCAATGGAAGAATTTGCTAAATCGATTGATGTCCATATTCCAAGCTCTCCATTGATTAACTTGGAAATATCCACCTTATCTTCAGCGGTGATGTAATCATTGCTGTAACTTGGCAATTCAATGCCAAATTGTTCTTTATAGATTAACCAAACAAGCCCCCAACAGTCACATCCTAGATGCGATCTGCCACCATCAGCATAGGGAATGCCGATGTAATCTGAAGTCCAATTCATGTTCTAAACACTCCCGGAAAGGCATTCGGTGTAAACTTTATCCCTGGATAAAGCTGTTCCGAAAAATTAGCAATTGTAATTTCCCCGCTTATCACCAAGGCGTTGTAATTCACAGATCGTAATTCAAAATCTGTCCATTCAGCTTCTACTGTATCAGGATCGGAAGCTAGGACAAGTTGAATAGTAACAGTCGGCGGAGTTGAAACAGAGACTAGCTTCTCTGTCAAATCCCGATCTACTGCTGCCAAAGAAATCTTGGTTGTCGGCGGGCTTTCTTCTGTATCATCAGGCAATTGGATTTCAAATGGCTTGGATGTAAAAGTCACCCCATTGGAAGTTGTATCAGTGCTATCGCTAGTTAATCTAACAGGGGAATCAAGGTCATCATGTTCGAAGGTAAGCAAAATGATCGGGCATTCTTCAGTTTCATTCTTCCCGGCTGCAGCCCATAGTGTATTACTTACCGTCCTACTCATGGCAGTATCTCGAAATTAAGGCCGACTCTGTAATATTCCCCACCGATAGCTCTGTATTCAGGTTCATCTACAAATCTAGCGGTACATGATGCGCCAGTTCTCGGGAAAGTCCAGCTAAAGCTTAGAGAACCGCCTTTGGTATCAGTCTCGTGGAAGGCATCAAGTGTAGAAACTTGCGCAGAAGTAAGGATCATTTCAAATTCGAACAACCTGATTCCGCCTGTAAATCTTCGGCGCATTTCAGGCGGGCCGGCATCCATCTTGGTTCTAAGCTTCAGTTCTGGCGCAGTTTCCCTATAGCCTTCTATCTGAGGCTTTTCAGGAAGTGACGCTGGCCAACTCGGCATGAATTATCTCCTAGGGATTTTTCCGACACCATATTGCTGCCGGAGAACTCGTTGCGTTCTCGGTCCACGATCAATAGCATTCGCCACACTTTCGTCAAGCATAATGTCCAAGCGACCATCTTGTTGACGAACCTCTGGCTGCTTTGTAACGCCATGAATATGAACTTCTACTGGAGATTGCATTGCGCTGAATAGCCTATCAGCATTCTCCATTTGCTTCGGAGTGAAAATTCCCTCATTCCGATGAACAATTGCCGGGATACCGCCATCAGCAAAATGGGGAGCGCCGGCAAAGGCTGCTACAGGAACCTTTGTTGTTTTATTATCAGGATCGCCAACAATACCGCCTTCTGAGAATAAGCCGGTGGGCGCCAAGGTAGCGTTACCGCCACCACCTCCACCGAACAACCCTCCAATGGCTCCACCGATCCAATCGCCGATCCCTGAGAAAAGACCGCTGCCGCTGAAAGCGTCGGCTATACCCCTTTCTAAGGGTTCGATTACAGCGATCTGTGTAATCATGTCAGCGATTTGGAAGCCTAACCGCTTGGCAGCATCTCCAATGTTATCAAAATCACGAATAGCTGAGGAAGCAAACCTACCAAAAGCTCTACCAAGAGAATTAGAGACGCGCTCCCATTCTCTTTGTTCTTCGATTAAGTTTCCAATGCGAGTTTCTAATTGTTCATTAACCTCGATATTCTCACGAAGCTGTTCGTATTCTTCCGATCCACGCTGGATATTTTGGCGCTGGGCTTCTTCTAGGATTTCCCTTTCTCTGCGAAATTCTCTAACAGTGATCGTCCCACGATCAAAAAGGGAAACCAATTCTGCCAAGATATTTGTTTCCATGAGAGTGCTCATGGCAGAACCGCCGCGATCCCTCGGATGTCTATTCGGCAGAACAATCTCGCCGCGATGAAGAATGGCAGGAACTTCATCAGGACCAAGGCCGGCTATACCACCGCGCTGGTATCGTTGAGCGCCAGCAAAAAGATCAGGGTTTACCTGACGAATAAAGGAAAAATCACGTCCAACCACACCGCCATCGTGCATTCCCGGAAGACCAATGTTG